TCTTCGCCTAAGTTTCCCTCAGCTACCGCCTCGGTTGCTGGAGTTTCGGGATTTGGGGTTGTTTCAGCTGCCGTTTCAGGTGCTTCTACTAAATCGAGGGATTGTTCTTCTGACATTCCGAGCCTCTTCTCGTATATAACCGTGATTGAAAGCCTCACGTAAGCTACGCGCTCAAAGGTGCGCGTTACCTATAAATTATCTTATTTATCCACAATTTGTCAACATTTTATTCACTTAGTGTATTATCTATGTTGGTTTGCACTTGAGTTGTCTCAGCTTGATCCACAGATAACGGCCCCTTCACTGGCGGCACATAGTCCTTGGATTCAAAGTTACCGAGTGCTTCTTGGTTCGCTCGCTCGTTATCTTGCTTAAATACTTCGCCTGCAAAAGAACGCATATCTGCTTCAGCATCAGCTTCAATCTTGAGTGCAGTGCGTTCATCTTCGCCATGCTGCTTGATCTTCTCACGAGCCATTGAGCCTTCCTCTTTAATAAGAGTTTTAGCGATGTCCGCTTGACGATCTTTATCTTTGGAGATGATCTGAGCTTGAAGTTGTCTGATAATGCCCTCAAGTTTCTGAGCCGTGTCAGTTTGCTGGGCAATCTGAGCTTGAGCTTGTTGCAATTGCATTTCAAGTTCTTCTTTAGTAGGTCCACCGCCTTCTTCAAGGAGAGCTGCAATATCGGGAGATTTACGCAATCGCTCTGCGATCTCCATCGCTCCTGGCGCATCCATATTCTCAACAAGCAAATCAGCCATCATGCCCATCTTCTCAGGCATCACTTGCCCAAGCTGAAGGATGGCATTGATAGATTCTCTGCGTCTGGACTCATAAGCAGGCCCAGCAGTGGTTTCCACTTCAGCGTGCTTCAAAAACTTAGGCGTTAGGATCTCAGATAGAGTCGTTTCTACCATGACCTTTTGCCCACGCTCGTCACGAACGCCGACCATTCTAGGCGTATCGCCGACCCAGGCTAAAAGATACAAGATCACACGGCCTACTTGAGCAATTGATTGCTCGTAGTTCTGTAGATAATGAGCTGTAGGGAGTTCACCTTGGTTAGCTCGCAATAGCGCAGCCTTGCCAGTTTCGTTGGCAGCTTGAACTTGTCCTAACATATTATCGAAGATACCGATCTCTCGGCCCATGTCTTCTTGTGATTTCTGTCTTGATTGAATCAAAGCTCCGGTTTGAGCTTGGTTATCCACGCGAGTAGGTGGAGGCACGGCTTGTCCGCCGATAGAGTCAGGCTTATAGGGGAGAGCTGACACTGCCTCCACATTGGCATTTGCCCATAGATCTTCATAGCCTTCAATCTGACCTTCAGCTACAATCCAAGGAGCTTTTGGCGCTAAACTTGCAAGCTCTAGTTCATTAGATCCATAGAAATTGACCATGCGCTGAGAATCCATCAGCCAATGTACGATGCCTGAATGATGTACTTTGCTCTCACGCTCTAGGTACAAATAATCCCCGAATACCGGCACAAGCGGAATGTATGGAATTGGAATTAGAGTTTCTTGTATTTTCTTATTGCCGACATAGCGAATGGCTCGCACTTGTTTGAGTTCAATGAGTCTCTGCTGAACCACTACTTTATCTGGGTTAACGTCTTTGTCTGAGCTGGAGCCGTCCTCATACCAATAGCGTTCAAACTTCTCGCACTCAATTTCGTAGTAGGTGAAGTCCGGCACTGAGTTTTCAGGCACTTGCCAATATTCGTAGATGTCTACGCCGCCAATCCCAGAGCCCGTGGCCTCGCTGCCGTACTCTTTTTCAGCTTGATCGGAAGGTATAAACTCCATGTGAGCTGCGAACTTAGCATCCGAGCCATCAATTCTCTTAGCGTAGGGGTCCATCCATACGCTCATGGGATTTCTGACAATATCTACAGTCACTTTTTGCTCTAGGCTTTCATCATCAATGTAGTCAGTGCCGAGCTTGATCCACCCCAGGCCACAGGTGACGGCATTCTCATAAGCAGTTTCGTAAGCCTCTTTGGCTCTTGATTCCACTTCCACTTGGCGCACAATCCCTGACACAAGCTCGGTGAGCTCTTTGTTGTCAGTGCCGACTCGCACGCCAACTGGATTCATACGCACTGGGTTCACAATTCTGTTCACATAGCTCTTAGTGAGATTCAGCACCACTGTCGGGCGGCCTGTTTTCTCACGCTGAGATTTAACTACATCTTGCCATTGATCGCCCGAAGCAAACTCAAGCTGATCTCGCATATAGTCATAGGTGGAGTTATGAAATTCATTCATAACCTGCATATTTTTCTGAATTTTTTGTCTTTGCTCGATTTCGAGCTGCACTTTGGATTTTCTGCCCATAATTAGCCTGCAAATACTTTCCCTAGACTTTTAAATTTAGTAATTCGTTTAAAGGTGCGTGCTATATCTTTTCTTGAGGCGTGAGTGCCGAAAGTCATGGATAACGCATCGCCAAAGTCAGGTGATGGTTTGTTTTTACGTCTTAATTGATCTTTTGACTCCAATTGCATTCGGCCCTTGGTGTCAGCTAAATATATCACGTTCGCAAGCTCCATTGTCTTGGCCCCGTTAGGCAACGAGCCCTTGTCTCTGATCCAATCTCGCATCAGAACCCAGGTCTCTGTCCTTAAATTAGCATATTTATCTGCCCTGCGAGCTGCAAAAGATCCATTAAATTCAACTATTTTACACACATCGCTCAGAGCTGCCTTTAATTCATCGACCATTCCAGCCCCCACGCCTACGCCATCCACTACTAAAGTTTCAGGCCCTTGGTCAATGACCCATTCAATCACTTTTTGCTTCAGATGGACCAAATTCGAGTTCTGAACATAGCGTTTGAATGGAATCTCATTGCCTTTGCGGATGACAAAAGCACTGGTGTCATTACCAAAGCGAGCCACATCTAGCCCGGCTATCATTGGTTCGTCACTATCAAATGGGATTCGATCAATCGCCATCCTGAGCTCTTTCAAACTAATGAGCTGATCGTCCAACTCCATGTCCACGAATGAGCCTTCCAGCTCCTGAGCTTTGAACGCCCCTTCGTATTCTTCCATGAGTTGAGCGATGTAGTCTTTTGGTAGGAATGGATTATCCCAGGTAGCGGCTTGAATGTAGTGAGTCGAAGCTCGCTGGCACATATCAAACACCCAGTTATCGCGCCCACGGGGAGTGGTGGTGATGAATACTTGGTAGGGCAAAATGCCTCGACGCAATCGACCAGTGACAACATCATAGCAATATTTGTCAAAGAGAGCTGCTTCATCTAGGATCGCACAGTCTGCTGTGACACCGCGCAGCGATTCCACTGAGTCAGCAGAGAAGCCAAAGACCTTCCCGCCCGTGGCAGGGACATCAATAATCATCTTTTGCTTATTATATTTGAACTCGATTCCATGCCCACGCAATCTCTCTTGGATTTCTTGCATGAGTACAATATCCAGCTGCTTATAAGACTGAGACATCGCTACGACATGACCGCCATTCGCTACTAGCTGGGCGGCCTTTTCGCTTGCGATAAAGGATTTCCCGAATCCAATGCCACACACTAGCGCTACCACACGGGCCTCGCTAGTTAGGAACTCTTGCTGTTTCTCACTTACTGATAACTGAGCCACTTAATATATTCCCATTGTTTGCGGCAGATTTCCTCAAAGCTCATTCAGATTCTTCGACTTCCGGCTTCTTGGCCACCTCAGCGGAGATGGCTTGAATGAGTTTAGCCACTTCGTTGTGTGGCTTGTTATCGAGGTATTGTACTATTGCTTGTAGCACTGGGGCGGAGATTTCAAATTTTTCCATTTAGATTCCTATGTTGTTCATTCCTGGATTGTTCATTAAGTCTGCTTGCTGTCCGCCCATGGGATCCATCATTGAGCCTGCTTGGCTCATGTCCATAGATGGGTCGGTGGTGGAGCCTCCCACTGGCCCTACTGGATTGCCTGGCATTTGAGAGCCGATCATTTCAGGCGGCATCATAGTGGGGTCCATCATTTGCCCCATCATTGGGCCGGTCATTCCCATAGCTGGGCTGGCTAGGCTGGCTAGATTGCCAACTTCTTGATCTCTCATACGCCCTGTGTAAGGGTTGCGGTCAATCGTGGAAAGAATATCAGCTGCGGCATTTCTAAATTGATCCACAACTTCATCTTCATATTCATACGGCTCCATGAGTTCACTCAAACTATAGCTATCCATCTTCTCCATCCTCTAGCAATTGTTGCTGCTTGACAACCTCAGCTTCCATGATCTCTTGCACTTCTTTGAGCTTGTCTGATTTCACTACGTCATAACTAAAATTTACATTAATTTCTCTGGATTCCTTATGTTCTGTTTTTTCTGTGTAACCGCGATTAGCTCCTTGCGTTTTTAAGAAGAATTGGGTGGCGGATGAATTGCCATTAGCCATCTGCTCAAACAAATACTGCTCGGCTAAATCAATCTGAGCATCTCGAATATGATCCACTCTCGCTCTAAACTCTGGATACTCTCTTAAATGGTAGTTATACTTGGCTCTTGTGATCTTGAGTTCATCACACATCGCTGCTACATTATTGCCATTGTTACGAAGGCACTCAGCCATTTTATTTCTGAGATCGACCCCCTTCTTCCAGCCTGGCGGCACGGTGCGGATCTTCTTCTCATAGACTTTACGGCCAGTTTGTTCATCTAGGTGCTTCAATTCTAATGTCCTGCGCTTAGGCATATCTACTCCCAAATTTGAATGTTTGTATAATCTTCTTCACTCTCTAAGCCCCGCACTGTGATATTGGAGCAAATTCGCCAATCATCATCCTCAAGCACATTGCAATGAACTAACATATCTAGCACAGAGGTGAGCATATTATCTAAATCTTTCCTACGCTTATCACTAATCCCTAGCGTCAAACAAATGGAGCTAGTCATGCTGATCGGCTTTTCATCCCACACTTCAGCAATCTCAGCTGAGGCGTACTTTTGCCAAAGCTCATACCTCACGCTTGGCAAGCTCACTCCGCTTTTGAAGTTTCTTCTATTGTTCTTCTTAGCTGGGGGGATTCCTGCAAGCTCAATCTTGAGCTGACTACTCACTCTGCTCAGAATCATCTTCATCCTTAGCTAAAGGGGCCCCTCCGCTTTTACCTTGAGTCCAATATTTAGCATCGCCATTAATCACTGCATCATTGGCTTGTGAATAAGGAATCTTGCGCTCTTCTACAGCTGCAGCTACTTCTTCCATGTAGATATTTATAATGCCCCGTAGCACTGAGCTCTTATTCCATTTCTGTGGATTCTTTCTATTAAGCCTTTTCACTTCCTTACTCAGGAATCTCAAATGCGCTTTGTCTAAGCGAAAAGTTCTGGGTATACGGCTCTCTTTTACAAGCTGGAATATTTCATCTTCAGGCTGAAGGCTCAGGAGCGTTTCATCATAGCTTCGCTCGTCGCTAAAGAATCTAGGATCTTGGTGCAATCTACGCATTTAAGCTCCTTTGCTAAACGTACTACAAGCTTAAATATATAACGCGTTACATTCTTAGTCAAGAGCGAAGTACGCTTTTAGCTAAGAAAGCCCCTTGCTGGGTTGCTCTGAGCAGGTTTATATCAATTCTTAGCAGTTAGTAGATTTGGCTCGGATTCATTGAGCGGGGTACTCTTAGCCCCACGCCCTAAGAGCTCCAAGGAAAGGTACGCCCCCGCCCTTCAGCAAAGTGATATGTGAATTAAATGTGAATAAGTTGTGAATTACCTATAACTAACATTATGTAAACTAAATCAGGTGTGAATAAGTCCCTTGATTAGTGCACGAACGCGCAGTATATCTAACAGATATACTTGAACTATCGATAGACTTTATGCATTTATGCGCATATAAGCAAGAAGTTACCCGCTCCCATGCTCCCCAACATTCTCCATTTCCCCTGCAAATTGTGTCCTGCTCAAAGCCACTTAATCGATAGGCTCAAACTATCATTAGCTCAATAACGATAGGCTTTCCCTATCATTAGCTCAAAGCTCCGAGCTAATATTACATGAGCTCACGCTATATAGAATAGAAGAGCTAAAAAATAAAAATGCACTAAATTAAAATAAATGAATAAAAAGCTTTGGAATCTTATATAAGTTTATATAATTTGAACGTATCAACACAAACAATGGAGTAAACGATGTCAAACGAAAATTATTGCCCTTGCTGTGCTAGTGATTGTATTGAATTTGTTCAAAGTGAACATTTTGATAATGGAATGAAAGAAAGAATGCAATGTAAC